GATATTTTTATTATAAATTGTATCAATATGGAAATTAAAGAAATTGTAACTTATTTTCTGAATTCAGATTCTAATGTTTTGGAAGTTAGTTTCAGGATGATTGAAGATAACGAAGAAGTGTTGAGAAATGATAATATTGATTTTTCTATTGCTGAAGAATATGGATTTGAATTGATAACAGAATCATTTGATTTTTTTGAAGAAGAATTTGAAGATGAGGTAATTGAAAATGAAGAAAAAATTGAATTAGATGAGGATGAACTCATTTCATTCTTGAACGAATATTATACTATAAATCCTGATAGTTTACCTAAAGCAGAATTTTACTAAGGACCAACTCTGTTGAGAGAAAGAATCAATCTGTAGTGGGGGCCGTCCTTACCATTCGGAGCAAAATCTAAACCTGATAGTTGAATAGTTTCAAACAAATCACTATCTACTTGGAAAATAATTTTGTGGTAAGAACCTCTATCTTTAGGTTTATAATCAAATTGTATTTTACCTAAGGTATATGCATCGAAACTGAATGGAACTCTGTGATAAAAAATTTCATTAGGAGATTCACCGTAATCCCACCTATCTCGTTGACCATTCTGCAATCTGTCTATCCACACCATTCGAATTGTTGCATAATCAAAATGAAGATAAAAATTATCAATTCTGATTGAGTCGAAAGGGTCTGGTAGATTTCTATTTACAAATAATGAACCTGAAAGATATGTCGTATCATCACTGTGAGCTTGAGAGGTCTGTATTACCGTCAATTTGGATACAACGTACTTACCACTGAGTGTTAAATCACTAACATTTGTTGTGTATTTTTCACACCCGTATAGTAAAATTAAAAGTAAGAAAGCAAAAGTAGCTGCTAATTATATCGGCGACTTTGAAGTAGAAATGATTGAATACTGTAGAAAAAAGAAATACGATGGAATTATTTGCGGTCATATACACCACGCCACTATCAGAGAGATAAATGGCGTGACATACATGAACGACGGTGATTGGTGTGAAAGTTGTACTGCGTTAGTAGAAAGTCAAACAGGAGATTTTAGTATCATCCAATACTAAAATCTTCCATTCCTGCAGTTTTTAATCTTACTAAATGTCCTAGCATAAAGGATTTAGCTTCTAAACCTTTCATGATACCAAGATATCGGTTTCGTAAAAGCGCAACTGAATTAATCAAAGATTCGTAGTCAGTTACTTCATCTTCACCATCAGTATACTTTTCAGCATCGCGTGAAGTTAATGCTCGGTTATATCCTTCAAGGTACTTTTGAAAATGCTTTCTTCTTATTTTTCTTAGTTGAATATTAAGATAGTTAAGCACTGCCTCAACTTCTTGAAGATGTGAAAAATACTGTTCAGTAGTACCAGGTAATGCGGCAATGTTTTTTTCAACATTACCGTATACCTTTACTATTTTTTTCGCATCTACTAATTCTGCTTCATGATGTGCTATAAAGTCAGGTAGATTAGAAAGATCAGTAGTTACACGATTATACCAAGTCATTAGTAATCATCATCTTCGTCATCATCATAGTCTTCATAACCATCTTCTTCATCTTCTTCATCATCTTCTACATCACTTACATCATCATGTAAGCCTAAGGCGTTGATAATGTTGCCATCTTTTTTAAATGATCTTTTCAAGTCTCTGGGATCAAAGTCATTATCAATTAACACATTTACAAATGTTTCGGCTGCTTCAGGTCTGTCTGACATAACAAACAAGGGTTTCATTGCAGCCCATATTTCAGTAACAAGTTCTAAACTCATATATGCTCCTTTAAGTTTTTGTTATTTAATATGGTTATTTACTCTTCGTCAATTAATTCAACGGGAGTTTCAATTTTTCTATCGTGAAATTCATTCATAACTGCATCTAAACATCCATCATCATTGCGTTCCCATCCTTTGCGGAATTTCTTGATAGGATCACCATTGATAGTTTTGTATACTAATGAGTTGCCTTCTTTAGATAACATGCCTTTTGCTTCAAACATATCAGTCAATCCAGAATAGGGATTCATGCCTGTTGAATATGGGATTTTAATCTGAACACCTTCAAACGGTTTAGCATAACGAGTTTTCATGATTTTACATGCAGCTCTGATACCTCTGACTTCAGTGATCTTGTTACCATCTTCGTCTTCTTTTAGTTTTAGCTTTTTCATAGCTACTACAATAGAAGATGCATATACGAAACCTTGACCACCAGAAATTTTGTCATCTGGATCAAACATGTCTTGACTTGCATAAGTATGGTTAGTTGCTACTAATCCAACATTTTGTGAACCAAACATATTTACACAGTTACGAACTAATGATGTAAGTGCTTTAGGCTTGCGACCCATATCACCCTTCATATCACCTGCTTCAAATTGATTGACATCAGTCGGAGTTAACAACATACCAAGTGAATCAATAATAAACAATACTTTTGGTTTGTTATCTTCTGGCATAGTTTTATATGACTTCATAAATTCTGATATAGTTTTAGCTACATCGTCAATCATGGCCATATTAAGTTTTAATAGTTTATTTTCACTAGTATCTACACCAAGAGCATGAAGCCAAGCTTCATCAAGTGCGTTTTCTGAGTCAATTAATACTACAAAAATTCCTTGTTCTTGTGCATGACGAACTAAATTACCAGAACAAATAAAACTTTTGCCTGATCCTGATTCGCCCGCAAATACTGTAACCTTACCAAGAGGAACACCCTTGTTAAAGTCGCTAGATATTAAATAGTTTAAGGCATAGTTTCCTGTACTGATCCAATCAGTAGGATCGTTAAAGCCAATGCTGAGGCCTTCAATAGATTTAGTAATATCCTTTCTGAATTTAGAAAGGTCAAATGGTTTTGTCATATTACTTTACTCCCTTAGGATATTCCTTAGAAGCGACTTCAATATCCGAACGACCGATAGCTTTAAGCCATGTATTCAGTCTATGAATTATTGTGCTATCGTCTTTGGGATTATCAAAGCTAATACTGCAATCCATAACAGTATCACCGCTGTCTGCTTCGCGGCTATTATAATTTAGTGAAAAATTTTCATTAATTTTTGTAATCTTACCCATATATTCCTCTTATTTTAATACTCTAATTTTAGCAGGTTGAGCATGATTGTCAAGATATTCAGGACAAGCTTCTGCAATATGATTTAATTCTGTTTCTAGAGGAAAGTGTTTGAGTAAATCTCTTGCACGATCTCTAACAGACCCCGGGACCCTAGGTGTTTTACCTGGATCACAAAGTTCTTCCATAAATTTTCTACACTGCTTTAATGCGCGATATCTTTGATCAGGCATTGTCATAATTAATCTCCTAAAAGATAAGAGGGGATTACTCCCCTCTTTGCAGGATTTTAAACCTGATTACCTTGACGAGCGCGGATCTTAGCTAAGATATCCTGTGCTTTATCACTTGAAACCACAGGAGCAGTAGCTTTTACTGGTTCGTCTGGTTCAAAAGGAAGATCATCATCTACAGCAATTGTTGCGGCAGCTACTGAAGCACTAGTAGAAGTACTTGAACTAGCAGGAGCTTCTAGACCATATGGTCTAAAGTATTGACCCCAACGCTCATTGTCAAACGGCATGCCATCAACCGAAGCATCAAACATTTCTTTCATGATAGCAAGTTCTGCTTGTGTTGGCTTCTTGGGCAAGAAGTCTGACAATTTAAACAATCCATGTGCGTCAATTGCTGCTTGTTCAACTTCAGTTAGCGCAGTTTCTTTTCTAGCCCAGTTTGAAGTAGAATAATCTGCGTATCCACCTTTACTAGTCTTACGAACAACAAAGTCAAGCCCGCGAGTAAAGTGAGTTGGCAGTTCTTCCATTTCAGGATCCATCAAACCAGTTTTGATGATTGGGATCAATTGTGGACTGATAATAAATCTACGAATTGGATTCGCAGGAGTTGTGTCATCGCCCATTGGGTTTTGACGAACAAAACCTTGGAAAAGATAAGAACGCTTTTTCCAGTACTTGTTTGCCATTTCTTTTAATGATTCGTCTTTATACCAAGGACGAACTTCTGCTAGAATAGGACAAGATTCGCCGTACATTTCCATACATGGAACCTGAACTGTTACTTGTTTAGCATTTGAATCGCCTTTAACTCCATTGAATTGAAGCTTGATTATTTGACGTTCTACCCAGAAAAATTCATTCTGTGTGTTACCGTCAGGAAGAAAACGAATAGTAGCTGTAGTACCTTCGCCCATGTTCCAATGGGGGTAAATTGCGTTGTCTGATGAGTTGGATGATTTTTGTTGCTTGTTTTCTTGCTGAGCAAGTTTTGCTCTGATTTCTGCTAACGAGGGCATGAGTTGGTCTCCTTTAATTGCCTTAAGTTGGTCTTTGGGTCTTTCAATATTCGTTAGATACCTTTATCTAACTAACATAAACAATAATACTACTTGTCGGTGCCTATGTCAATAGTATTTATACCCGTATAAAGGAAACCGCACAATAAAGTGCGGTTTTTGAACAACTAGTTTACCCTTTTACTTGATCAATCGTTTAATATCTTCTAGTAAATCAGTGTCTCTTGGATCATCACCAAAATCGCCAAAATCATTACTGTCTACCTCGTCTTCTGGTTCTGATTTTCCGTAAACAAAATCTGGATCAAAGTCGTCATCATCGTTAAAACCCAATGAGTCTGTATCTGCTAGTATTTGTTCTAGTTGTCTTATCCAGCCGCTTACATCGCTTGAACCGATTTCGTCTAATTCTTCTCCGGCAAAACGTGAACTAATTTCGTCTATAGCATCGTTAATAGCTCCTATGCCGTATTTGTTAAGTAAATCAGTTCTAACGCGAGTTACTCTGGTATACAGTGCGTTTGCTACAGAATCTTGAGCATTTTCGTTGATGGATTCGGACATTGGATAGGGATCATACTCGTCGGCTAGACGATCAACCACTATGTTTAGAATCTTTTCAAAGTCATCGTCGGAGTGTAGGGGGTGGTCAGTAGTAACGTCATCATACATCTGTTGTAATATGTCGGCGACGTTTTGTTGTGGTTTTGTTTTGGGATGGTTCATAACTTGGTATGCGTCTATGTTACCATTTACGATATCCATGATAACTGATTCTTCAGGAGAATCGTGTGCTACTGCTTCATTTGCGCCAACCAATTTACCAACAGCGCCTTCTTTACCTACTTTTTCAGTTGGTCCAAGTTGGCCTACACGCTTTTGATCGGCGTCTAAATCTTCTTCAACTTCACCACTTCTAATTCTCTTGGCAAGTGCTTTAAGTTTTTCAACTGCATCATCTGGTACATCAGTATAACTATCGTGTCCCATTTTCTTTGCAGCCTTGTTTAATGAAGAAACATGACTCATCTTACCATCATCATCACCTCGTGATGTGTGACGCAATGTGCGATCTGCTTGACCCATATCCACTTCGGTTATACTATCAGGCAAGTTCAACTTCTTTTTAATATGATCTGGAGTCTTTTTAAGATTCGTATTATATTCTTTTTTATCGCGTTCTTTTTGTTCTTTTCTTTCAGCTGGTGATAATTTATCAGGTATGCCGTCATCCATCTCAGTTATACTATCAGCCCACTCTGCTAACTCGGAAACTTCTTTCACAGTGGTTGTAGCTTTGTTTTTATTCAGTCTAGCTAAGATTGGCATTACTGACTCAATTCTTGGATCAACTGTTTCTTGAACAAACAGTTCATTGATCGTGCTATCAGTATCATCTTCCATCAATGCAGGAGTCCACGATTCAAAGTACGTGTTGTACCCTCTATGACCGCGTAACTTACCTAGCGTTTCACGCAATGATTGGTAATGATTAACACCTTCACTTACTAACTGTTGTGCTGATTCCATGAACTGTTTGTTTTTTGTAGCACGAACAAATCCAGCCATTTTACTGTATTCTTCGCACAGTGCTTTAACGTGATTCCAACGTTCATCATTTGGTACACCGCCTTCAGCAATATGTCTAGCATATATTTGTGCTATACCTGGGCGAGTAGTTGGTGCTAAAAATCTTTCACCATCTTGGTTTTCTAAAAAGATTTTAGCAATGTTTCTATAACGCTGTTCACCTTCTTCTATCTTACGATTGTGTTGTAAGATAATCTTAACAGCAGGGATATTATCGTTATAACTTGCTTTGTTACCCATTGAATGGTAACCTTCATTCATCTTTTCTTTCTTTTTCACATAATCTCGTTGTGCCATATCATCACCTAATTCGTCTTTGTTTCGTAATTCAAATGAAAGTTGTTTGTTCATGGACCATTGCTTTAAATGTCTTTTTAATCCAGACCAAGAATCATCGTAATCTAAATTTGGACTTTTACCAGATGGACTTTCTTCTTGTTCATTGTTGTAGTACAAAACTACATTTTGAGCATCATCTATTGTAACCCAAGCATCACCGTAATCTTTACCATCTTTGGTAAAAGTAAAGTTAAATACTTCTGCTGCCTCAGGTTGAGTGCGTTGATTTTTAGCGTCTTTTGGTACTGGTTTATAACCTCTAGTTCTTAAAAGCTTATAAAGATCGGTATTAAAAGATTCTTGGTTAATTGCCATGGTAGTGTTCCTAAACTAATATAGTATTTATCTTTATTAGCTTATTACAGCAAAGAAGGGTAAAGGCGCAATATCGCTGTCATGGTCGCGAATTTGATTTTCCAAGTCATAATGGTAATCACCCAATTGCTGCAATATTCTAACTATAAGTAATGTAGCCATGACCAGATCATCATGGTCTCCCACTTTAGCAGCATAACTGCCACCATGAGCTATAAAACCTTTTAATTCAGAAATCAAGCTTCTACTACGAATATGCATTCTTTTACTTTCTACTAAAGTTTTAAATTTAGCACATGCTGCTAGTTTTGTTTTATTTGTAGTATTAAAACCTTTTCTTTTCTTACCAGGTTCACTAATAAAAACACCAGGAATATTTGCTTCGCCATATTCATTTAATGATACTAACGCTGCTTCTCCGATTGAATTATTTTCTAATGAGTAATAGATATTATTAGGTTCATTTGTTATATCTGCAATATACTTGTTTATTTGTGCTAATAGTTTTATTTGGCTGGGAATGTCTGTTTTATTATGTTTCCATTCACCTATTTGTGTTGTTGTATTTGCTTCAAAAATTTGTATTGCTGCTGGATCACTACCTGTGCCTAATGACGGGTCTAAAGCAACTGCGTATATCATGCCTTTCTTTGGTTGATCATACCAACGAATTTGCCCCATACGATTAGTAGGTTCTATACCAGAAAGTTCTATTAATGTACTAGGATTTATTAAAGTTTCATCGGCAATCAAAAACTCCAGTCCCATTTCTCGTCTAAAACGATCATCGCCTAACTGCGCTCGCATCTTGTCAGCCCAAGCTTGATCGCGTTCTGGATGCCTTTTCCAATCTGCTTTATAGGCTTTAAATCCGTTTACACCAACATCAGTTAGGTTGCCATATTCATCTTCACATTTGTTAGCACCCTTCCAAATTAAAGCAAACTGATCTTCATCTGAGTTAGGAGTAGAAGTAATAATAGCTTTACCACCTGTTGCTAGTGTAGGAGTGATAGAAGTCCAAAATAATTCTGCAATTGATGGTCTTACGAATGCAAATTCGTCCAAATAAAGTAACGTGATAGACATACCACGACCTGTGTTTTCAGTAGTAGTTGCTGAAACAATTCTTGAACCGTTTTCAAAGTCTAATGAACCTTTGTTATAAGTAGTCACACCTGCTTTGATATGCATTGGGCAGTTTTCATACGCATATCTAATACGCTGCATGATTTCTTGTGCGCCGGCATATTTATGTGCTGCTATCAAAATAGTAGAGTCTGGTATAAACATAGCATACCATAACAAATATCCTGCTGCGGTAGTAGTTTTACCTAACTGTCTTGATAATAAGTTTACTGAGAATCTATGGTTGTGATAATTTTCAGCTAGTTCTACTTGATAGTCCCAGGGCTGATACAACAAACTACCCTTAGTAGGATGTTGTATATAAAAGAAGTGACTCATGAAGTAAGCATAACCTGTTTTTGGATCACAACAAGCTATAAAATCTTGTAATTCTTGTTCAGTAGCAAAGTGAGTTTTTACGTATGGGTCTTTAACAAACGTTTGTTGATTTTTCATAGTATAAGTATTTATTAGAATAAAAAATAAACAGTAGTTTATTAGTTAGTAAGTTCTTCCCAACCGAACTTGTACAATAAATCTGCATTGGTTGCTGTATACGATACTGCTAGAGTGAGAGTGCTTGGGGTGCTATTAGCATAACGCCATAATTGCAGTCTTTTCTTAATATCTTCGCCGATTTCTACTTCGTCACGACTACTATTCAAGCCTGCATAAACTACAGTTCCATCAGTAATAGTATCAGTATGGATAGCACTTTGAACCACTGAACCAGCTATATTACTAAATGAGGCATTTGCAATAGTTGCGTTTTCAATAAGTTGAAATTGTCCATAACGAACATCAAGTAATAATAAATCAATTTGCGCAGGTATAACTACCGCGTCTGGATACGCTGGATTTAATCTTATTGAGCATAATGAAGTTACTGTATTTGATGAACCTATTCTAATAGCACTTGTATTATTAGTAACGTAACCAATTTTAGTACTAGGAGTGAAACCACCTTCACTAATAACAGTACTACAGATTTGTTTCATTGTGCTATTACCACTGGTTGCACCAGTATTAGTAATTTCATAACGAGGATTTAATGTAGCAGTTGTCATATAGACAGTTGTGTTCCCTGGCTGATTAGCGTGTTGGAATGTATGACATACGATGAACTGTCCGTTAATAACAAATCCTGCCCTTACATTACCTACCCCTAACCATTCAATATCATTCCAAAAAATTTGCGTTAGTGTTGGATCTAATACAGTACCCGACAATAATGTATTTCCATTCCAATTGGCTTGCGGTATTCTTTCTTCAACCACTGCACCAGTTGTGCTACTACGAATAACAAGAGATAACGATGTTCCATTGGCTTCAAAATATATACCATTACCTTCAGTAAAGTGACCCACTCGTTGTCTTAGATTTGCTTTAAGAGTAGCCATAGCAAATGTGTTCATTGTTAATAAACTTTTGCCTGGTTGATATGCTTGAACTGTTTTACTTTGTCTTATTACACTACTACCGCTCGTAGAACTAACATTTAGATTAAACGAACTTTCGTTTGCTACATAAACTACATTACCACCAGTAGCAGTAATACTAGAGAATTGTTCTCCGTCAATATAACGGTTCTGACTGTCAAATAATGTTACTGGATTGCTTACACGCAAACGACCAAATGCATCAAGATTGGTACCACCTAAGGTAGATGTTACAGTGCCTGATACTACCCATGGACTTGTACCCTGAGTAACAGTTACGTTTCCACCTGTAATGTTGGCATTTACATTACCGGTAATTGCTGGCATAGTTCCGATATTAACGTTACCAGTGATACCTACATTACCGTCAACAGTTAGACTTCCGCCGCCATCTACTACGGTTACATTAGCAGTGATACCTGCTAAGTTACCGCTAAGAGTTGACGTAACAGTTCCTGTTACTACTGCATTAACATTACCGCCTGAGATAGTGACGTTGCTATTGCCGTCTAAACTGACAGGCATCCATGGAACTGTCAATTCACCGCTAGTTCCTATTTGCGATACATGCGCATCAACATTGCCCGGGATATTAACATTGCCATCAATGACAATGTTACCAGTAAAGCCAGTACGTACATAAACGTTACCAGTAGTCTCATCTAACGCAAGTGCTTGGGTAATATTTCGTAAGTACCAGGGTGCTACTTCTGACGGGGTAGGGACGGCCATATTTAAATACTCTTATATTATATAAGAGTATTTATCATAGGTATAGATTATCTGATATCTAGAGGTTTTGATTTGGTAGCTACAATACAGTAATACTTTTCACGCATTGTTTGTGTTTCACCAGTTTCTTGATTAGGAATACCTAAATCAAATTCTAAGTTATTAAACTTGTCAATAGTAAATCCTGCTCTAATCAATAACGCAGCTAGTTGATTATGACCTAAAATACTATAATGATTCAGATTCATTTCATGCTTACGATCACAATCAGGAGCAGGAACTTCAATATAAATCTTACTGCCTTGCTTTAAAATACGATTGTATTCCATTAGCGAAAAGATAGGATACGGAGAATGTTCAAGAGCATGTCGTAAAAAGATAAAGTCAACACTTTCATCATAATATCCACCTGTTTGTGGTAAGAAAGACAAGTCATACTTTTTTATAGTATGCCCTTTCTTTTCACAAATTTCAATATCACCTGGACTTAGTGTAACACCTATCGTATTTGTATATTCACGGGTTTTCATTTCATCTAAGAAATAACCAGGCCCGCATCCTAAATCTAAGATATGAGCATCTTTAGCAAGTTCTATTGGATCAACGTAAGTTTCTACTACTTGTTTAGTAAGTTGTTTATGAAACTCACTGTCGCCTTCATCATATATGTGCGCTTGATACAAGTACTCGTTGTATAATTTAAGTTTGAGTAAATCCAAAGTGTTGTTAATGTCAATCATGTTTTTCATAAAAAATCCTATATGTGATTAACATTACTTATTCTAAAAATCAGTATATGAATTATTTTTCTTAGCATCTCGCTCTGTATTGTAAATGCCTTGCCATTTCTTAGCTAAAAACTGTACTAACTGAGATACAGTAGTTAATTTGTTTTTATTCATAAAGTCAATAAGTTTTACTACATGATCACGATCTATTCCAGAATCGGGTTTTCTAGCATTACTCATTGAATTAGCTAAACCTCTAATAGAGTCATCCAATCTATTGATATCAGTAAACACCAAGCTATACCAAATTTCTCTAGCCTTAGTACCTAACTGATCTACCTTATTAGCAGACATTACTTCTATCCAAGGATATAAGTATCCTTTATATGTAGATTTATTTGCTAAGTTCACTTTGCTAATATCTTCTTTACCAGTTAGTAAAGAAATATCACCTAAATTTCTTTTGTCAAAATTTAACCAAGCAGTAACATCAGTATAAAAATAAGCAGGGATATTTTGTTTTTTTGCTAGTATTAAAATTTGCCTAGCTCTAGCTTTAACTGAATCAGATGCCGAAGTAGTTCCTTCGCCAACCAATACGTGTATTTCTTTTACTCCACCTATACTCATTGTGGGTTCTTTACTAAAAATTCTATCTTCAGCTTCACTACTTCTTCCACTTGCTGCTGTACTCATTGGATTACGATCTTGATAGTAATCAACTGAAGAAGCTTTATAATGTCTGTTATACCAATCACCATTTAATACAAATAACACACCGTGTCTACCTAAACTATTTGTGTGATAGCCACCATGTCTAGTTCTAGTTGTACTTAAAAAGTATGGATAACCTTTGGGGGCATATTGTTGCTCAAGGGATCCCATTGCGCTAGTTAATTCAAAGTTACCAGTACTAAGTATATTTCTAGCTGGAATAAAAGAAGTATAATGATAAACTACAGAACTAGCTCGTTCATTTATTAACTCTTTAGCTCTCACTTTTTGTATCCTTTGAAAGGTTTTAAAGTACTTTGTGTGTTGGTGGAATCAAGTTCTTTGCTTTTTAAGTCGCCGTGATTTAAATCAGTGAAATCTACTCCAGCAGCTTTATATGCTATTTTTAGCATGTCTTCTTCTTCTTTGGTGTAAGCATGGGCAGTATTAAATTTTCCTGCCCAACTTGTTTGATCTATTTCTGGAACTGTAATTCCGTCAGTGCTAGCAACCGCCATCATTACACGATTTAAATCATACATACGGTCATAATTTGAATTGGCAAACGTATGCAATCCTCTAGTAGAATTACCTTGTCTTTTAGTAATCTTGCCAACTTTACGTTCTATAATAAATTCTTTAGCTCTCATATTATTCCGTAGTAACGTCTAAATCACTTTCAGTACTCATAACAGAATCAGCAACAAAACCATCTAATTCTATTAATAAAGCTGCGTCATTAACATCTACATAAGTTACAGTAGATGCTATAAAGTGTTGCATTACTACATTAGCAAGAGGAGTAGTTACTATCCTAACATTGCCACTAGATACGTTCATATCATAAGTAGCTAACGCATTTCCGTTAAATGTTGTGGCATACCCTGTCCACTTTACTTGAGTAAGATTATTTAAGATTTGAGCAGAAATTAAAATATCTTGACTATCGTTATTACTAGGATTTCCTGTTCTAATTTGAAATTGACCTTGAGTAAATTCAGCTACTGGTGTTTGCCAAATTACTTGATTTGCACTGGTTCCTGATGTAATTGATTCTAGTGTATTAGTAGAAGTTGCAAATAGATTAGAAAAGTTATTGTTAATCTTTCCAAACGCAACTCGTAACGGATCACCTTCACCATCGTTTGGTAACGTGCCTATATTAATAATTTCTTGTGTAGCCATGATATTAATCCAATGTTATTATATATTTATCTTTTACAATATGGCTTTGGCTACTTTAGCAGCTTTAATCATAGCATCATATAAGTCTTGTTTCTTTTGTAAATCTTTTGTATTATTAGAAATTGCAGATTCAAGATTTAATCCATTAATAAGAGTAGCATATTCTTTATCTGATAACTTTCCTGACTCATGAAGTTTTTGAATGTCATTAAATTTCTTTTCTAAATCGTTAATGTTCATCGTGGTTTATCTCCTAATACTTGTTGAATTGTTTCGGCTGATGCAATTATTTGCTCTAAACTAAGCTCACAAAAAGTTTGTGACACTTGATCGTTAGTAGCATATAATTCTACACCTTGGTCTATTAATTGATATAAATCATTAGATAATTCATATGTATCTTGATTTCGTCTTAGATATTGTGTGAAATTCTTAAACTCTAAAGAACTTCTATATAAAGTAACAAAGTTTTCTTTTGATATTTCGTTGTTATCGCACGTTTCTACCGACAGTTCAGCGGTAGTTCGTATCCAGTTTATAAGTTCATATTCATTGGTATCATACTTTGCTACTAAAAAAGAATTAAATGTGCTACAGCCTGACAGTAATAATAGTGCTGTGATAATTAATATATTTTTCATATTAGTTTCCTATATTTGGTAATAAACGTCTAAAAAATCCGCGATCTTCTACTGATTCAGGAACAGTGGGTTCTGTAGTTTCGTTATTTGATTGTTCTATTTCTAATTGATTACTTTGTCTTTCTTGATTTTCTTCTAACCAACCTGAAGGACCTTTTGGTTTGGTAGCTTCACGGTAATATTTTATAATTTCAGTTTGCTGTCTAATATATCTACGCATTTCTTGAAAGTTATATGCCATGTTTTCATAGCTTTGCGGAGTCATACCAAACACAACAAAATCTGCTCCAGTAAAACTTTTTACTTCTGAAATCTTGTCTTGTAGATTAGATTCAGTTAATACAAACCATTGAACATCATCTAATTGAATTTCGGGCGGAAGAGGTGGTTGATATATTTCTAGTTGTACTGTTTCTGTAATTATTTTTACAGGGGGCAGCGGTAAAGGTTCAGGAGTGCTAGGACGTAAAAAGCTACATCCCGGCAGTAAAAACAATAAAGCAATTAACATGATTTTATTCATTTAATTGATCTACCTCTTTAGAATCTTCTTCCATTTGTCTAAACACTTCTTGTGTTCCATTATTAAGTCTAGGTTCAATTAATCCAGGTCTAGCTAGTGCTAATCTTTGTAGATCATGCCTGCGAAATATACTTAAGTATTCATCTTTTTCTGTTTGTAGTTGCTGATTAGCTGAAGTTAGGTTAGTCATTTGCTCTACTTGGCGCTGACTATTTTCTTCTAATGATCTGATAGTTTGTTCGTTTATTTCTGCTGCGGATTGTAACGCTACATTTTGTGCTTGATACTGCCTTACATCAGATTGTAACTGAGTTATTTGGGTATTAAGTTGGTTAACAATAAACCAATGCGCTGCATAACCAGCGCCGGCAAGTAATAGTACAATGGGTAGTATTTTTAGATATGCAAACATAGTCTTCTATTTATCATAGAAGGCTTTTACCATGGTGGCTATATACTCAACTTCGCTGTCTAACAGTTCAGGATAAATGGGTAAACTTAAAACGGATCTAGATAACATTGTACTAGCTGTTAAAAAGTCTAATGTATTCTCACACAAGAACTTAGTTACAGGTAACTCAGAAATAGTTTGTTCATAATGAACCTTAGCTTCTATCTTATGCTTGAGTAAATGATATCTTAATAAGTCTCTATCGTCTGTAGCAATTACGAATTTTTGATCTGCGTGACGATAAAATTTCTTGCTCAAACATTTGATTGGAAGATTTTCAAACTCTTTAATATAATACCTTCTGATCTTTTGTCTACGAATTTGCCACTGATCTATATATAGCGATCTTACTAGTACATGAGCACAATCTATTTCACTCATTTTACTGTTAGTACCTGCTACAAAGATTTCTTGTGCAAAGTGCTTACCGTTATCTTTATACGATTTTGCAAACTTATACAACTCTTCGCTGTTAGTTACGATTGCACCGCCGTTTCCTGAAGCAGGTAAGTTTTTTGTAGGGTCAAAACTAATTGCCATACCCAATCCTACGTTACCATTAGCTATCAACCAGTGTTGTGCACCATCTACTATATCTTGAGAAGTTAATAAGTCTGGAGTAGGTGCACCATATAAACCTACATAGCAATTGTATGTGTTTATACCTTCTCGTGTTGGTTGCAACATTATACCATGTGAATCAGTATCTACGATTTCTATATCATAGTTTTTAGTATATGCGTTATTATTAACAAATGCGTTTAGTGTAGCTCTGTATGTAAGATTAGGTATACGAACATGTAGCGGGATAGTTAAGTCTAAGCTAGTGTAGCAAAGATATTTCGCAATGATTTCTAATGCTTGAGTTCCGCTGTGAACAACTACTGCGTATTCACATTTGGTTCTGCTAGCTAACCAATTTTCTAGTCTATTAGTATAACTACCGTCGCAAAAGATACCAGATTTTAGTACGTCATCTGTGGCTGATAAAAGTTCATGTTTTAAATTTAGAT